AAACCAGGAGAATATGGAGTAGCCAAAGGAAGCAGAACAATCTGGTACATGTGGTTGGGTAGTCGGTACCTGGAATTTGAATCATTTGGCTTTCTTAATGAGGAGCATTGGGCGTCTCGTGACTTGTCAGGGGGTGGTGTAGAAGGAGTGCCACTGGCATATCTAGGGTACTTGATGAGGAAGATGGCAGAGAAACCAGGAATGCTTTATGCAGATGACACGGCCGGCTGGGACACACGAATAACAATGGCTGACCTGAATGATGAAAGAGTGCTCCTTGAATACATGACTCCACAGCACCGTAAGCTGGCAAAACCACTTTTTGACTTGACGTATCTGAACAAGGTGGCCTTGTGTCCCAGACCATTTAAAAATGGTGGGACTGTTCTGGATGTCATTTCACGGCGGGACCAGCGTGGATCGGGTCAAGTAGTTACTTATGCTCTAAACACCTTGACAAATATCAAAGTTCAACTTATTAGGATGGCTGAAAGTGAAGGTGTCTTGGGAGCTGACTTCTCAGATAAAGGAATCACTGAATGGCTGGCGGCCGAAGGTGAAGACAGGCTGGAAAGGCTACTGATTAGTGGTGATGATTGTGTTGTCAATGCAATTGATGAGAGGTTTGCAACATCTTTGAATTGGCTAAATGCCATGGCTAAGGTCAGGAAAGACATTGACTTGTGGGAACCGTCAAAAGGGAATAACAGCTGGCGAAGTGTTGAGTTTTGTTCCAATCATTTTCATGAGATAACCATGAAAGATGGACGCCAGCTCGTCGTCCCATGCAGAGGCCAAACGGAACTTATTGGCAGAGCATGTGTTAACCAAGGTGGGTCTGTTGAAGTCCAATCTACTGGCTGTCTTGCAAAATGCTACGCCCAGATGTGGCAGCTCCTATACTTCCACCGGAGAGACCTTCGAATGTTGTCACTAGCCATAATGTCAGTGGTCCCCATTGAATGGATTCCAACAGGACGCACAACGTGGTCTGTTCACGCTGGTAGTGAA